CCCTCCAGCTAAAAACTTGACAAGTCTGTAACTTTGTGGTATAATATAAGCTGGTTAGGGATAAATGTAACAAAGCCCCCGACCAATCCCCGAATCTAACAACTGTTAGATTCATAACGTAACAAAGAAAGAAAGGTTAGATGATGATGGACTTAGACTGGAAAGAATGCATCGACTGCGGCGATGACGTACCGACCGCAAGGTATCAAGCGTTCTGCATCTTTTGCGAACGTGACCGAGAACACAGTGCCCAAGAGGAACGTACATCGTGGTGCATTGTGCAGGAATACACAAAAGGCAACTATCAATACGTTACCGCTAACAGCGCACCCACAACGCTGAAGCAGACTAACCCAAAGGAGAACCGAGCATGAGCGACTTTGATTTTTATTGGAACTACAGAATTGTCAACACCAAGACTGCCAATGGCGGGGAGGATTGGTACTGCATACAAGAGGTGACTTACTACGATGGTAAGCCCGATGGGTACGGCGACCCCTGCCTTGGGGCAGAGGACATGGAGACATTCGGCGATGTGTGGCACATGATGAAGGAAGCAATGGAGTTGCCCCCATTGCAAGAAGAAGACTTCCCCCCACAAGGAGAGATGTGATGGAGATAAATATTGACGAGTTGATTGCCGAAGCAGTCAAACACATGGAAGACGAAAGCGATGTGCGCTGGTCTATTGGTATGGCAATGCAAATGCTGTACTGGGGCGATGGTTGGGAGGATGTGCAAAAACGCATGGTCAATCTCTACAACGAGCAAGCCAAAGCAAACACTTATTCATAAGGAGAACCAAGAATGATAACCATGACCGAACTCGAACTCGTGTCACTCATTGGCTTTGTCGTGATGACTATTCTGTACTTCAAAATGCGATGGGAGTTGCGCTTCCACATGAGCCTCACCCTTGCTTTACTCTTCAAAGTATCCAGAGGCGAGATTGCCGTCATCCCAACCGAGGGTGGGTTTGAACTCGAACCTGGGGCCAAAGCGAAGTGAACAACCGAAACAACCAACCGAAACAACCAATGAAAGGGAACTAACAAATGTTAGATTTTGACCTAGACCAGATCGAGCGCCTACACAAGCTGTTGCAAGCGATAGACGAGGACTTGCGCAACTACTTGCGCGACCCCGATGGAATCCATCCCGAGTACTTTGAAGATGTCCATCATGCGCTAGTAGAAGTCATGACCCTCTGCGGTGTAGAGGCAACCGAGGAGGAAGAGGAATGAACAAGGGAACAAATGATTACAAACTGTCCGAGCGCGTACTGCGCGTGGTGTTTTTGGTTGCACTTATTGTGGTATGTGCTGATGTTTTGATCTGGAGGCCATGATGGATGTAAGAGAAGCCCGAGACCGATTCAAAGTGTTGATCGACAAACGCGACCAAGCCGACAAGCTGACGCTGGAGTTGATGCGCAACCCCGAGGTGCGCGGTGTGCAGGACAGGCTGATGGACGTGTGCGACATAAAGTTGAACATCCATGAGCGGTTGTGCGATGCCGTGACCATGCTTCGCAAGAAGTATCCCAATGACAGTAAAACACTGTTTCACCCTTGGCATCGTGCCGAGTACAACATGTACGAGAGACATGAGGAGACTAACAGATGTTAGAAATTAAAGCACCTGGGATGCCCGACATGCTGGTATCCATCTACGACCAGTACAAACTGATCGAACCACACCGACCCTGGGAGGGGGAGCCCGACCATGCCGAGTGGGTGGACGAGAGCACTGGACTGCATGGGCACATCATGCGCAACACCATAACGCATACGCTTTGTGGTTACGTGGGTGTAACCACTGGGGAGTTGGTGGGGGTGGACTACAACCGAGTGGAGATGGACGACAACACTCCGCATGGTGGGCTGACGTACAGCGGCAGGGAGGGCAACGTGTGGTGGTTCGGGTTTGACTGTGCCCACAGCGAGGACTTTTTGCCCGGACTCTATATCAAGATGCGCATGGTCAACCACAGCGGGAAGGCTTCATGGCCCCCGACTACAAGCTACCGCACATGGGAGTTTGTGGATGCTGAGATACGCCGAATGATGGAGTGCATAGCTCTTGGGGAATACACAATCGAAGCAGAAAAAGGAGACTAACAAATGTTAGCTAGATACTACGTGACAGGGTGGTGCGACAGGTTCGGGCAATGGGTTGCCGAGTCGATCGAATGCCGCAGTAAACAGGTGGCCAAGGAGATGTTCAAAGCAACATATCCAACGCTGAAAAAACTTAAAGCGTACCGAGTACGCGCACAGGGGGAATGAGATGGGATACGCAACAGTGAAGAGAGTACCGAGGGTGACAGACTATGCGGACGCCAAACAGGTACACGACACCGCTCTACCAATCAGGGGACGAGTGCCCGAGATTCGACCCTTGGGTAATCGCAAGGATGTGGACAGCTACTCTGTGCGCATGAACGGCGATGATGTGGAGTTTGTTTTGTATAAGACTCCGGTCATCACATACAAGGCCAACGGCAAGATCGTGCTACGCACCAATGGGTGGGCGAGTGTGTCATCGCACCAATTCATCCAACAAGTGTTAAGCATACCTGCGCATGGGAAAAACGGGAGCAGTATCTTGCGATTGGGCAACCGATACTACACCATGACAGGCGACAACACGCTGACGATGGGCCATGAGGGGACTAACGCATGGAGAGTGCTGGAGCACGAAACGCTTTATGGGTACAAAGCAAATCGCAAGGCTCTAACAAATGTTAGATCGCGCTACTCTGAATTCCGCAAGTATCTGAGTGGGTTCATAAACCTACGCCAAGAGGAGCGTGTGTTACATCAGGGCAGGGCATACGAGCGAAGGTTCAATGTAATCAATTTTGGCATACAGGAGGCGGTGAATATGTTTGGTGTGATGGACAGCGCATACAACGATGCCAAAGCACTGAACCGCGAGAAGACCGACTGCATCTTTGGCAAGCCGACAAAGCTGTATTTCTTCAACCCAACGGAGGTGCAAAAGCAAGATTACCGCGATGCGATACGCAAGTATGAGGAGAACATGAAAACGTTCACCGACACGATCGTAAACGGACAGCCCGAGGATGTGCGGCACGAGAACTTCTACCGAGGTGCGATAGCGTTATTGGTAGAAGGGTATTGGGAGAGTAGGGCCACTCACAACAATGAGTGGGTACTGCACGACTACGAGATGGATGGGTGGGTCGATGTGAATGCGTGGATGCTCATGGTGGACGAAGCCATATTGAAGTACCACGCCGAGGAGGTGCTGGAGCATGTGGCGCTGGAGGTGGGGAAGACTCCCAACCCGAAGTACGCCAAGTGGATATCAGAGATAGTGTGACCTATAAACTTGACATATCCATAACATTGTGGTATAATATAGGTTGGTAAGTAGAAGTGTTTGTTTGTAACCCGCCGAATCTAACAACTGTTAGAAACGGCACATCAGATGGAGTTTGAAAATGTCAGAAGTAACTTTTGGAAAAACTGTGACCTTGAAGCAAGCGGCAACGCTTATCAAAACGAACCCGACCACGAGGTTCATGTTACGAGGTGAGCCCGGCATCGGCAAGTCATCCCTGCTGGAGTCGATCGCTGGGGACTTGGGGTACGACTATGCGTATATTGACGTACCCAATATGGATTTGGGCGACATTGCGATGCCTGTGATCGACCACGAGACCAAGACCACCCGCTACTACCCCAATGCGCGGTTCAAACTGCACGAGGGCAAGCCTGTCGTCATCATGCTGGACGAGTACTCAAAAGGTGCCGACCCTGTGAAGAACATGCTACATCCAATGCTTGAGAAGGCGAACCCTCGCCTTGGTGACATCACCATTGACAATCGTAGCCCCATCTTCTTGACAGGTAATCTAACGACCGATGGCGTGGGCGATGTGTTGAAGGCGCATAGCTTGAACCGCCTTGTGTCTCTCAACGTAGCCAAGCCCGATGCCGAGCAGTGGATTGAGTGGGCTATCAACAAGGGTATCGAGCCCGAGGTGATTGCATGGGTGAATCGTTTTCCCCACGTACTTGCAAGCTACACCGATGGTGGGCAAGCCGACAACCCCTACATCTTCAACCCCCGCAAGACTATGACGGCGTTCGTAACCCCACGCTCATTGGAGACGGCATCTAACATTGTTAGAACTCGCAGAGAGAACGACACCGATGCGGTGATTGCGGCGTTGACAGGTGCTATCGGTGAGAGTGGTGCGCGTGACATGCAAGCGTACATTGAATTCTCAGATCAATTGCCGACATGGGAGGCGACCATCCGAGACCCTAAGCACACCAAGGTACCCACAAGCCCTGGCGCATGTGCGATCGTTGTGTTCGGTGCCATTGCACGTATCGACAAGCAAAGCATCACCCCATTCATGGAGTATGTGGAGCGGTTCGATGCCGAGTGGCAAGCCGTGTTCGCTATCAACATTGCCAAGAACCGAGACAAGCAAGCCATTGCGTTTAGCTGTCAGGCGTTCAGCAACTGGGTAGCAAAGAACCAAGACCTGCTGTGACTCGAGACCTTGAAGTAGACAACGGATGGGTGTCGCATACCCGCACCTCCAAGCGACTGCGAGACGCAGGGTACACAGTAGGAGGGTACATCGACAAGGGTGTATCCAAGTATGCGCTGTACCGCTTGGAGCAGAGCGGCGTGGGTGCGGGTATGTTCACGATCGTCCATGAGTTTGACACCCCAGAGGAGTTAAACAACATGGTGAAGCTACTGATACCAGAGGAAGGAGGCTAACAAATGTTATATGCGGCGGTATACAGCAAGGTGGCTTGGCCGTTGAGGATGGAGGAGATTGAGTATCTGGAGAAGAAACTCAAGAACAGCAATTACCACTACCGAGTGGAGTTGGAGCGCCGGATGTTTGAATCGCAAGACCTACCAGAGTATCGATTTGTGTTGTTGAAGCGGGAGCATGTATCAGGGGACACTTCCAAAAGAAACGTGTTGCTTGAGACACACGACATAGAGCAGATGGCATCGGCATTGAAGATGCTTATAAGTATTGAAGAAACTGAAGTGAAACAAAGGAGCTAACAAATGTTAGAAGAACGCAAAGTGCAGAAGGCAAAGATCAGTTTGATGCGCAATTCCAAATTCGCATTGCTGAGCGGCATCATGATGGTTGGGCGTACTAGAGTGGATGACAACATCCCGACCGCCTGTACCAATGGGCGAGACGAGCGGTATGGGCGCGAGTTTGTGAAGAAGCTACGCGACCCCGAGTTGGCGTTTGTGGTGGCGCATGAGAACGCGCACAAGATGTATCGGCATCTCACTACATGGCGCAAGTTGCATGACGAGAACCGCCACTTGGCGAATTCCGCTTGTGACTACGTGATTAACCTCATGCTCAAGGACTTGGACCCGAGCGAGACAGTGATTGCCATGCCACGCTATACCGATGGGCCGAACAAGGGCAAGGTGATGGGCTTGGTGGACGAGCGATTCCGAGGCATGAATGCCAAGCAAGTGTTCGACATACTCAAGGAGGAGGATGACGGCGAAGGCGAGGGCGATGGGTTCGACATCCACGATTGGGATGGTGCCAAGGACATGACCGAGGAAGAGAAGAAGGTACTCGCACGAGAGATTGACCAAGCGATACGCCAAGGACTCATCTCCGCCAAGAAAGCGGGAACTAATACAGGTGGCCTTGACCGCGAACTTGAAGGCTTGATGGAGCCCAAAGTCGATTGGCGCGAAGTGTTGCGTGAGTTTGTGAAGTCAACGTGCAGTGCCAAGGACAAGTCCTCATGGCGCAGGGTCAACCGCAGATTCTTATCCACAGGCGTGTACATGCCTACGCTGATAGGTGAGAAGGTGGGTCACTTGGTGATCGGTGTTGACACGTCCGGTTCGGTGGGCGGGAAGGAACTCGCCGAGTTTCTCTCCGAGGTTAAGGGTATCGCAGAGGAAGTAAGCCCCGAGGTAGTGGACTTGCTCTACTGGGACGGCGAGGTGGCGGGGCATGAGACCTATACAGGCGCTACTGTATCTAGCATCGTGCAGTCAACCAGGCCAGCGGGCGGTGGAGGTACTTCACCTAGTTGCGTATCCACATATCTCAAGGACAAGCACATCGTGCCTGAGTGCATCATCATGCTCACCGATGGGTACGTTGGTAGCGACTGGGGTAACGAGTGGACTGCACCTCTGTTGTGGGTGATTGTGGGGGGTAATGATGATGTTGCGCCAAATGGCAAGACGATTCATATTCGAGATTGAAATCTGGTATCTAACAACTGTTAGGAGAACGAACATGGTAGTTATTGATTTGGGGTATCGCAGTGTGGTGTTGCCGACCGAGGATGCAATACGACTTGCTGAGATTCTGGCAAAGGCCGAGGCTTTCGAGGAGAAGTACCGCACCAAAGAAGAGAAGGAGAAGAGTGGTATCGACACCGATTACACCTATCACGTATTTCCGTTAGACAGACAATTCACCATGAAAGTCATATCTAACGCGCAGTATCAGATGTCGAAGCTGGCGGGTAAGCCCGTGAAGGAGTGAACATGAGCAGATACAAGTACGGATGGACTGACACAAGACTGCCGCAGATTCCGAAGGAAGAACTACGGCTACGCGACAACGGAGACGGAGTGTGGGCCATTGTGCGGGTCAAGGCGGGGGCAAGATTTGGCACAGAGGTGATAGCTGGAGAGCTCACCCTCAAAGCCGCCTCACAGATGCTTGAGTTAGCGAAAGAGAAGTAATTTTTAACCAAGGAGAAATGAAATGAGTATCAGTGCATCAGCAGTGTTAGTGGAATTGAACATCAGTGTGTGGCCTGCGTCCAAGATCGACCGAGAGATCACGGACAAGGTGAACTCAGATGCGGGGGCGGTGCGTGGGGCATCGCAGACCAAGAAGAACTTGTTTGCAGGTACGAGCCTACGCAAAGACATATCAGACTTTGCCGCACGAGTGCGCCTGTATCACAACAAGCACACATTGCCCTGGGCCGACAAGGGTGAGCGCATGTTACCGACTGCGTTGTTCATGGACTACAAGCAGACCATGAATGGGTTCGAGCAGACGTTCAACATGATGTGCAACAACTTCTACATTGAGTACCCGCGCTTGGTTGCCGAGGCACCGACTGCGTTGCAGGGGCTGTACAAGGCAGAGGACTACCCCGAACTAACAGATGTTAGATTGAAGTTTGGCTTTCGCCGCACAGTCAAGCCTGTGCCCGAGGCTGGTGACTTTCGCTTAGACATTCCTGCGTATGACCTGGAGGAGATGCGCAGCGAGTTTATGTCACAGCAAGACCGCAAGTTGGCAGAGGCAATGCGCGAGCCGTGGGAGCGTCTGCATAAGACGTTGGTGGCAATGTCGGAGAAGTTGACTGATGTTGAGGGGGATGACGGCAAGAAGCGTTACCACGACACGTTGCTTACCAATCCTTTGGAACTCTGTTCTCTTCTGACCAAGTTGAACATCACCAACGACCCGAAGTTGGAGGAAGCCCGTAGGCAAGTAGAGGTAGCCATGTTGAACGCGGACATGGAGAGCATCAAGGAAGATGCCGACACGCGCAGTGAATTGAAGTCCAAGGTGGACGCAATTATCAATAAGTTTGAATGGTAAGGAGTATTAGATGAAGACAATGGAACTAATCAACATTGACACACACAAGCATGGCAAGGTGGACGAGGTTAGCGGCACCATCAACCAAGTGGTGTATCGACTGGCAACACTGAACCCGCTGTGGACGTTTCGAGTAAAGGACGTGAACACTAGCTTTAACGGCACAAGAATAGCTATGGGGTTCGATGTGTTTGAGCAGGGCGAGAAGCTAGGCGAAATCACGCGAACGTATCGGGGTGGAACTCATGTGATCGGCATATGCAACGACCGCATCGCCAAGGGGCGACTGCGCGGGGATACGTATCACACAGAAGATGCAGAGAAGGCCATACTCAAAGCCAAGAAGATGTTCTTTCGTTTGAAGCCAGACGAGCGCATCACTAAGGCGGCGAAGGCGGCGACAGATGTATTTACCGAGCAGATATGGAAGCGGGAGAGAACCAAGGCCCAAGAGGAGAACACCATCCAAAGGGCGGCACTAGACTACCTCAAAGGTTCGGGGCTTGCACATTTCATGGCACACATAGAGTTACAACCCCCGTCGGTTAGCGCACCCATTCTCAAAGCGGCGAAGAAGGTCGAAGAAATGCAAGGCGAGATGCTCACCATTGAGACAATACGCCAACGCTTTGAGAAGGAAGAGGTTGCCCTAGTCATAAAAGATTCGGGTAAATACTTGGTTAAAGTGCGTGACAATGTACAACTCTACGATGATAATACGCTCCCTCACGAGATGCGTAGTAAGTTGGGTATGTTGAAATTGGTAGAGGCCGAGACATTCCTATCCAACGTAGGGTGTCGTGTCAATGATGAAGTGTTTGTCCTAGTGTTGGATGAGCAGACCTAACAACTATTAGACAAGGAGCAACTGCAATGAAACAACTAAAACTCAAAGCTGTACCCCCGATAGGTATGGCATACAGACCGAAGAGTATCTTAGACCCAGCGTTTAAGTACACCCCATCAGCATCGACAGATGTGCAAGCAACATGGATTAAGTTTGGGTGGAAACCACCCGAAAGGAAAAAAGATGAAAGCAATTCTTGAATTCACATACCCCGAAGATCAGGACAAGCTACGGCACGCACTCAATGGGAGTAGGGCTATCAGCGCATTGATAGACATTCAGATGGCGGTACGCAGTCACTTCAAGCATGACGCCAACCCCACGGAGGTATTGGAGATGGTCAGGGAGTTAACTAACACAGCACTCAGCGAGTGCGGGGAGGAATGATGGAAACAATTGCAACAACAATCCTTTTGGGTGGCCTGGGATTCATTGTTTGTGGCCTTGTGTTAATTGGGCTGATGCGCCTGTGGTTTTGGATGGACGAGAACGAAAGGGGGGACAGATGAATAAGCTAATCAGGAAAGAAGACACCATCAAGAACTGGGTTCCCATTGGTAGCCTTGAGTTGAAGCTGGCGGTGGCAAAGGCAGAGGGCTACGCCATTCGGGTTGATGAAACAAGGTATCACCACGTTGTTGATGGGACGGTTGTTACATCAGTGGATGAGAGCAAGCCGAAATATTACTACTACGGCCCTCAACAATTACTGTTGTCCATGTTTAACCCATACCGCATTGCAATGGAGTTTTATTTGAAGGAGAAGAGCAAATGACGGAATACACACACAAAACATATGACACGATGCGAGTTTATGTGCCTGCGGGTATGTATTCAATCGCAGAAATAGAGCAACTGCTTGCCGACATGATAGAGGCAAAGAAACAACAAGACAAACATTTGAAAGCGGCAATGCAATCAATCAAGGAGAAGACATGACCCCGCAAAGTTTTGACATTGACACCTGCAAAGAAGTTGTAGGGGATGCTCGGATGCGAACCATCGAAGCCAAGGCCAGACAGGATGCCGACAACGGCGTTGTGGATGCACCAAAAGAAGCAAAAGGAACTTACTGGGATAAAGCGTATTCATACATGGAGTACATCGTGTACATAACAGCGCACCACAAGAGGCTGGAGCGGATTCAACGGATGAAGGAGAAGAACACATGAGTCCAAAAATTGAAGCCCTGATTAAAACATCTGGATGTGCTGACGTAGGTGAATTGTTTGACCAAACGATTAGGCTGGGGAAAGTGTTGCATCAGTTTAAACAAGAGAACGGACGCCCCATGGATGCAACTGAAATGAAATACCTTGAAGCAGTGGTACACGCCACACCACAGGAGAAGACATGACAAGACGATTGGATACAAATTTAGACAGGCTTGCCGCCGAAGCTGGCGTTGAGTTGACACCTGCAATACGCCGTTTTGCGTGGCTTGTAAACCAAGACTCACTGCAAGGGTTTTGGGGGGCGGCCCAGCACTATGCAAAATTTGAGCAAGAAAAAGTGGATAGGTTTTTAAAGGAGAAATGGAATGACTGACCCAGAAGACGAAGCATTTGAAGAACTGGCACTCAAGCAAGGTCATTGGCAACACACATCAGGATCAAGGAAAAGACAGATCATGGACAAAATAGAACAAGCATTCCCAAACCCTCACAGGACTGACATGACGGGCATGACCCTGCGGGATTACTTTGCGGCAAAAGCTTTGAGTGGTTTGATTAACTATAGCCCCGAACCTGATGAGCATAAAGCAATAGCAGAGCTTTGCTATTCGTTAGCAGACGCAATGCTGAAAGCGAGGGAAGCATGACTGACACATGTGAAAAACATTGCGAAGCCACGGCGTTCAAGATTGTGATAAGAGGTTTGGAAGGAGACGTTGCGAGACTTAAAGCAGAACGAGACGAAATCTATGGGTTGCTTGGGTCCGCACATCTTGAACTGCGGCAGAACCTTGAGTATGGATACAACACCAACACGATCAAGTCAACACTTATCAGCATAGGTCAATACGCGCCCAAGCTAAAGGCGAAGATGGATGAGTTGCAAACCAAGATGGAGAAAAAACATGATGCCACCACCGAGTAAAGAACTGTGCCTGATGATGGCAAAGATCAACTACCCACGCGATGAAAAGTTGAGTTGGACATGGCTGTTCGCTTGGGGTTTCCACGATGCGTATGTTGACGGATGGTATGAAGGGGTGAAGCTATGAAGGGGGGCGCAAGACCGGGAAGTGGGCGTAAGCCAACACTGATCGACGAGCGAAGAGCCTTGAGCCTACACAAGCAGGGAGTATCAATGCGAGAAATCGCCGAGCGGTTCGGCGTGAACTTGCAAGTAATCAAATATTTTTTTAAGAAGCAAAGGAGGTTAGAACATGCCAACGGGAATTGAGGAACTGAAACTGATAAAGCCAAAGAAGGGGCGGGGGTTGGGTAAGAAGCCGCCACTTTTTTGCACGAGCTTGCGTCTACCAAAGGAGGTGATGGATTATTTCAACACCAAATATCCGTATACAAAGCAAGCCAAGATGAGAGAAATTCTTACCGAGTACATCAACAGCCAAATGCAAGGAGCAAACAATGGCAACAGCTAAAAAAGCAAAGAAGGTATCCCGCGCATCCCTGATGCGTCAGTACTACAACGGCAACCCAGAGGCTACCGTCAACGAAGTTGCGAAGAAATTCAAGACCACGTATCAGATTGCGTACATGGTGAAGCGAGAGATGGACAAGAACAAACTGGAACTTGCCAATAAGATTGGAAACTTCAAACGGATTGCGGTATGGCAACCCCCCAAAATGATACCCATGCCTGAAATCGCCGTAGAAGAACCAAAGGCCGACCCAGTGAATCATCCTGAGCACTACAAGGTGGGCGGGATTGAGACCATCGACTTTATTGAAGCAAAGGCACTGGGGTATCACTTGGGCAATGCCGTGAAGTACATCACCCGCGCCGACCACAAAGGCAACCGACTGCAAGACTTGCAGAAGGCCAAGTGGTACATCGACCGAGCCATTGAGAAAGCATCGATCTAACATTTGTTAGACCAAGGGTAAATCCTAGCCGCCTTCGGGCGGCTTTTTTTTCGTCTGGGTGTTGACAAAGTACAAGGTTGTGGTACTATGAGGGCTTGAAAACAACTGGAGTATCAGATGGCAACCACCCCCGAGGCCAAGGTCAAAGCAAAGATCAAGGCAATCCTCAAAGCCCACAGCATCTACTACGCCATGCCCATCGGCACTGGCTACGGCAACAGCGGTGTGCCCGACTTCCTGTGCTGTGTGAACGGCAAGTTTGTGGCTATTGAAGCCAAGGCTGGCAAGGGCGAGGCCACTGCACTGCAAGAAAAAAACATGCGCGAGATCGAAGCCGCAAAGGGCATAGCTTTGGTCATCAACGAAAACAACTTGGGGAAACTGGACGCGAAGATCAAATTGCTCAAAGGTGAATTGCCTGTAAGTGACTTGCCTTGGAGTGAATAATGGCCCTGACCATACAACAACTCACGCAACAATCGTTGCAGATGCTTGAAAAAGAGTTTGACTACACAATGAGGTTTGTGAACGGCAAGTACAGCATCTACCGACACGAGTATCGAGCCAAATGGGGCGAAAGAAGATCAACAACACTAGCCAAAGGGCTAGACAAAACAACAGCAACTGGAATGATGAAATTACTGGAGAACGAAAATGACTGAGTTTTGTGCGGGGGTAAAAATTTTGCTGGAGCGCATGAAGTCCAACCCCGAGGACTTTGAGAGGACTGATTTCGATACCCATACGTTTAAATCCATTGAGGGTCGGTTCTACTCATTTGCGAAGTCGCTAACGAAGGTAATTTCATGCGATGACGACAAAGATATTTCGTGGCAGGAGTGGCGCTACTTCACTGAGGAGGAGCGTCAAGCCTTGGTTGCTGGGTTCAAAGAAATGAAGCGAACCAAGTTTGACAAAGAA